AATCCGTTGCACATGAAAGGCACATAATAAAAACTGCTCAGCGCCTAGAGGAACTGAACAGTTGGATATCACAAGGATTAGAGCCTTGGAACTCTTTTACTATTAAAGGTTGGTATCAGCCTTTCAATCCTGAACTAAGTGAAGGTATATCTGTATGCTTTACACATAGTACACATGACCTTGATTTTACGTTTGAGAATTTATTGCCACACATCCAAGATCATGAGATACTTGAACTAAGAAAAGGTTATCTATTCTTCCAACGTTGCTGACTACAAGGCCGCTTATCTGCGGCTTTAATAGTTTAGCGAATCTATCAATCTAGTGAGATACCACTGTGCTTTCTCTGCATCTTCCTTACTGTTTGATTTATGCCACATACGCAAAATGTATTTAAGTACTTGTGCTTGCAAAAATCCTTGCTTACAGCTAGGTGCTTTGTCGATTGCATCCTCGATAACTTCGATTACTTCATGACGTCCCGCTGTGTAATGAGCAGGACTATTGACCATATCAGTTGTTACAGAATCTGTATATTCCCAACCACTGAATTTGTCATCTCTAAACCCAAAGAAATAATCGTCGTTAGTAAAAAAATTGTTCTTTTCATTCATAAGTTTGTCTCGCATATTGATTGCTCCTTACTTAATATAGGAACTGGAATCATATATTGTGGATATGCCGAGCCCTAAAGGTGACCCTACTTACATCAAAAATAAAGAACGATTCTATATGAATGTTGCGAAGGCAATAGGTCAAGCATCTACGCATCCAAAGTGTCCAGGTGGATGTATCATTGTTCGTGACAGAGAGATTATTGGAGATGGTAGAAGCATACTGACAGATAGCCTGGTTGAAATTGATTGCATTTCATATGCAGTCGCAGCAGCAGCCAAAGCAGGTACCCCTGCTATAGGTGGTGTGATCTATACAACCAGATATCCATTTTCAACATCTGTGTTTCAAGCACACATGATGGGTATCAAAAAGATTGTTTTACTTGCCCATGACTGGGAACCGTATTACAAAGAAGAGTTTAGACGTTCTGCTCGTCTAGCTCGTGAATTAAACATTGCTATTGAGCCAATGTTTGAGGATGAAGACCCAAGATTTACTAAGAATTCAAATGACAGACATATTGACGAATCTCTCTTCCCGGAAGCAAACCCGTTTGCGCCAGATGAATATGATCCAAACAATGCAACACATACCTTCGATGAAGACACAACTATTATTTGACCTTGAATCCACTGGACTGCTACGACGTGGATCTACTATCCACTGCATGGTTATGCGTGATGCTGTAGATAGCAGCACTCACGTATTTGATCATCAGCCTGAACGTGCGTTGATTCAAGGCATCAAGCAACTCGAAGAAGCAGATGTAATCATCGGTCACAATATTATTGGATACGATATCCCACTGCTCAAAGAACAGTACCCAGACTTTGCACCTAAAGGTCAAGCAATGGATACTCTTGTGCTTAGTCGTTTGTTCTATCCACACATCATGGATAGGGATCACGAACGACGTCCACTAGGTATGCCCCAACGCCTATATGGAAGACACTCATTAGAAGCTTGGGGTTACAGGTTGAAGTGTTTCAAAGGTGACTTTGGCAAGCATGATGGCAACTGGGCTGTCTATACACCTGAAATGTTGGATTACTGCATCCAAGACACTGAGGTCACCCTCAAACTATGGCAACTTATGCAACGGAGAATTAGCGACTATGCCTGATAAAAACGCACCATTGACATCTGAAGAAATTACAGAAGCAGCCAATATCTTTTTTCCACTCTTCAATATTGTTGATGACCGTATGCCTGAGTGGGCAACCACTGAAGATACGTTGAAAGTTATGGAAAACATAGCTAAGTTAGCTCAGAGAGAGCGCATAAAAAAACGAGAAGAATCTGTCAAAGAAAAGTTCGGATTTAATAAAACAACTGATTCAGATGAGGCTACTGACAAAGATGAAACTGATTGATTCCGTCACACTTGAAATGCGTATGGCCAGCATCATGGCCCAACAGGAGGCAAGTGGTTTTCGCTTTGACCTGACAGCAGCTGAGCGAGTACGTGGTGAGTTTGAGAAAGAGATGTCTGATCTACAGAATCAAATCTCTAAACGCTTCATTTACGTTCCTGGCAAGGTCTATACACCTAAGCGTTCAAATAAAACCAAAGGTTTTTTCGCAGGTGCGCCTATGACAAAGCTGCTCGACTTCAATCCCACAAGCCGTCAGCATATTGCTTGGGCTCTGCAGAACTTCAGCAAGGCCAGGTTTATCAAAGTTACTGAGACAGGTAAACCTAAGGTTGACGAAGCAACGCTGTCTGAACTACGAGATACAGCACTGCAGCAAGGCAACACCAAACTGCACGAAGAATGTGAGATGTTTATCCGCCTACTTACTTTGCAGAAGTGGATGGGACAATTGTCGGAAGGATCTAACTCATGGTTCAACACCATTGAAGATGACGGCTGCATTCATCACAGCTGTTCTCTAGCAACAATCAGCGGTAGAAATGCCCATCGAGGTCCGAATCTTGGGCAAGTTGTAAGTGCACCATGGGCACGTCAGCTATTCATTCCACACCCTGGAATGGTCATGGTCGGTGCTGACTTAGAAGGACTCGAACTTCGGGCGCTCGGGCACTACCTAGCCGTATTCGATGAGGGAGCCTTTGCTGATGTTGTAGTTAACGGTGACATTCATACGCAGAATGCAGAGCGCGTTGGTTGTACAAGATCTGAGGTCAAGTCGCTGGTCTACGGATTCATTTATGGAGCTGGAGATGTGAAGTTAGGTCACATTCTGCATCCTGAACTTAGTGACGCTCAGAAGAAATCACTAGGTACAGAACTACGACGTAAGTTTCTTGACGCTATCCCTGGTCTAGAACCACTGGTTGATGCAGTCAAAGCAAAGGTCCGTAGCGCCGGTCAGCTCAAAGCACTAGATGGTCGTCCCATCTTTTGTCGAGCAGAACACAGTTCACTCAACTTCCTGCTTCAGTCATGTGGTGCGATATTGAGCAAGCGGTGGTGTGTCATCGGTCAAGACTTACTTGATCAAGCAGGGCTTGCCTATGACAACGACTACACCCGTTGTGCCTACGTCCACGATGAGGTTCAACTATCTGTAGTACCAGCAGAAGTAGATCGTGTCAAAGAGCTCCTAGTGGCTGCTGCTCCTCAAGCAGGGCGTTACTACAACTTCCGTGTTCCGATTACTGCCGCTGCAGACCATGGTGATAATTGGGCAGCCACTCATTAAATAATTTGTGGTTGATACAATAGTCTCTATGGAAGATTTACATATTGCAGTTGAGTTTGATGAGCGTACAATACGTGCGCTTCATTCTGCTGTGTCTATGACACTAGAGAAATGGACAGGGCAAGATGAAGTCGATCAAGAAGAACTTTTTAAACTTAAGCATTTTTTACAAGGAGCTATATTTGAGTTTGACCTAAGTCGTTCGTTAAAATAATATAATAATCAGATCATTTATTATGTCAAGAAGTCGCTTTGCGGGACAGGATATTGGTATTAAAAAAGACACTCTTGTAGCGGCTACTCCGGCAGAAATGCGAGGAATACTTGATGATTTAACCACTAGTGCCATACAAGGTAAAATAGCTCCAGAATCTTTTGGTGCTGGCGTTATGGAATTAAAGGAAGCTGGTCTAAGTCCGAACTACACTGGACGTAATATTAGAAATACTTTAAAAAACCCTTTTGCAAATATGCTTGTAAATAATCCTGATATGGCAGAGTCTATGGCCAATCAATCAGTTGGATTATTAGATCAATTTGGTATTGATTCAAAAGAAGCTCAGGGGTATATAGGTCCTGGCATGAATTTACTTAGGCAAGCCAAAACAGATGGATTGCTTCGTGTAGATGTCACCGATGATGAAATTGCCAATAAAATCCAAAAACCCCTATACTCCGCCATCCAAAGTTATGCAAAAGACAATAGAAACAATCCTGAAGTAAATAATTTATTGCAGCAAGCCTATCCTACTATGAAAACTGGCGACCCTAATAGATCTAACTTAGACGTATTCTTTTCTCCTGAAAAGTTTGGTCACTAACTTTAAATATTAATAGCTAGAATATAAATACGTTCATCCCCTAACATAAGGGGACGCAAGTACCTCATGAATGGAGGGAAGGAACGGGAAACTTACCACCTCACTATGGAGTTTCCAATGACCCAAATACAAGCTCGTGCTGTCGAAAATGCACGTAAAGAATACCGTCGTGCACAGAATGAACTCCGTGTTCATCGTCTGTCTGAGACACGGTACCGTGGCATTCCCACAATCAAATCAACAGACGTAAAAGAACATCACGGTTGTTTTACTTATCGTGGTGTTAGTTACTGCCACTAATATATACAATTATATTTCTGTCCCTCGCTTATCAGCGGGGGTCTTTTTTTGTTTATTTAACTCATATAATGACTGAAGCGATAAGTATTAATCGCTATAACTTATTAACTGTAATTATGAAATCTATTATTGCTGCAGGTGCTCTGTGTGCACTTTCTGCTCCAGCCTTTGCTGGACCCTATGCAAACGTTGAGAACAACGCTGCTTGGCTTGGTACTGACCTTGAAGCAGGTATTACTGAGGTTCACGCTGGTTATGAGTTTGAAGCAGGTGAAGATGTCCTGATCTATGTTCAGGCAGGCCCTGCATTTGTTTATGTTGAAGACGTTGATACTCAAACGGAAGTATCTGGCAAAGTCGGAATCTCAGCCGACTTGAACGAAGACTTCAATCTGTATGGTGAAGTCTCATTCATCACCGCTGATCAAGAGTTTAACTCTGATGATCTTGCACTTGGCACTAAAGTAGGTGCTA